AAGTGCCAAGGATGGCAAGAAGCTCAAGCAGAACTTTGATCAGTCAGTCCCAGCCTTCGCCAGTTTAAAACGAAAGCTAACAGCTGCATCACAGCGTGGCTACTTAGTTGGCCTGGATGGTCGACACTTGTTTTTAAAGAGTGCCCACAGAAGCCTCAGTCAGCTCCTACAATCAGGAGCAGCAGTCGTCTGTAAGAAATGGCTCGCACTCGTCAACGCAGAAATTGAGGACACATTAGAGGGCCAAAGCTACATCATGGGTTGGATTCATGATGAATTGCAGAGTGCTTGTAACAATAAGGAGACCGCAGAGTATGTCGGTAATTTGTCTAGAACAATGGCGAAAAAAGCGGGAGAAGAGCTGGGAGTCAGAATCCCAATTGAAGCTGAATTCCAAGTTGCTGAAACTTGGTCAGGATCTCACTAACGTCGAGTACCACACCAAGCAGCTCATAGTTACCTATGTCACCCTCGATCTGGCACTCAAGAAACCCTTTAAGATTAAAGGAAGATTTGCTCGAGAAGGGGCGATGTACGTTGCAATATGTGCATCACAAGGATGGATAACGAACTGCATCGAAGAAGATACCTGGGGAGACCGATGGGGCATATCTGTCGAGGGAATGGAAACACTGAAAACCTTAGAGGGCTTGATTGGCTCTCTGATTGAAGAAGAGGAAGAGCCCACATGAGAATACTTACAGATAACGTGAAGAAGCCGTTCACTCTTATTGATGCAGACTTATATCTCTACAGAGCTGCCGCAGCTGCTGAAGAAGAAACAGACTGGGGAGACGACATCTGGTCGCTGAGTACAGATCTTAAAGAGGCTAAGGTTGTCTTCGAAGACTTCTTAGATGCAACCGAGGCCAGACTGAAGAACAACAACTTCATCTTGTGCTTAACCAATCAACAGAACTTTAGAAAAGAGCTCAACCCACTGTATAAGTCTAACCGTCGCAAGGTCAGAAAGCCTGTCGGATACAAAGCTTTGGTGGACTGGGCTAAGGGCCGCTGGCAGTGGTGGTCAGAACCCTACATGGAAGCCGACGATGTCATGGGTATCTTGTCGACAGTCCCGGGCAGTAAAGCAACTGTGGTTTCCGATGACAAAGACCTCAAGAGCATCCCCGGTCGCCTCTACAGACCTATGACAGATGAGATCCTACAGATTACTGAAGATCAAGCTGACCGTTGGTTTTACAGTCAGGCATTAACGGGTGACCCAACGGATGGGTATGTCGGCCTCAGAGGCTGTGGACCTAAGACAGCCGAGAAGATCCTGGGGAGTAGACCTGAGTGGTCTCTTGTCGAGAGAGCCTACATCAAGGCCGGGAAGACCAAAGAAGATGCCCTACTCCAAGCCCGGATGGCTCGGATACTTCGTTACACAGATTGGGATGAGAACACAGCAACAATTAAACTCTGGGAGCCAGATCAATGAGCATTTTAAACGACGCATACTCGTACCGCAGACAACACATGAAACCCCACGAAGAGCAAATCATGGCGGATCTAATGAAAGAGCAAGCACTTGCCGCAGGTCATGAGCCAAAACTCCCTATCTCAGAGTACTGGCGCTCAGACCTATACGCCAGATCCGCCGCCACAGCCAAGTACCGAAGGAATGCCAGGACCCAGTATGAAGCCAGCTTAAGACTTCATGAAGCTGAGGTGAGAAGGAGGCTACTCGATGGTAGAACTTAACCTACACAACGGCAGGGCACCTTACCCAAACTTGGAATTCAGCTGTGATTTCACTGCGGAGGAGTGGGATGCTCGTAGCAGAGATGCCGCTGCCCGTCTGGCTACTCATAATGGCAGCGTAGAACACATAGTGTCAGACCAAGTCGTGGAGCCCGATCACTACACCAGGTTTGTCATTGAACCCGTTAACTTCATCATGAAGAACCGACTGGAATTCTGGCAGGGCTCAGTGATCAAGTACATCATGAGATGTGGTCACAAGGTCAACCAGGGTGAGACCCCCAAAGAAGCAGAGATAAGAGACCTCCAGAAAGCTACTAGGTATATCGAGATGAGAATAAACCAATTAAGAGGAAAAGAACCTAATGACACTACTACCAAATGATATCCAATACATCTACGGCCCAAAGCTTACCCTCAGCAATGAGATAGACCAAATGAAATACCGACAAACCGGGGAGGACTTCAGTGGTAAATGCACTCGACTTGCTAACACCCTAAAAGACAGTGATATGCACTTCGATGCCCTCCGAGAGATATTCAGAGAGATGAGGTTCCTACCTGCTGGTCGAGTGCAGAATGCCATAGGAGCTGCCCGCCAAACCACAGCGTATAACTGCTTCGTTTCCCAGGTTATCGAGGACAGTATGGAGAGCGTCATGAGAGCCGCTACGGCGGCCTCTGAGACCATGCGGAAAGGCGGGGGCATTGGATATGATTTCAGTCGCTTAAGGCCCCGTGGTGACCTCATTAAGAGCTTAGACAGCCGTTCTAGTGGCCCTGTCTCGTTCATGGGTATTTTTGATGCTGTTTGCCAGACTATTGCGTCCTCAGGGCACCGCCGAGGAGCTCAAATGGGTGTCCTGAGAGTAGACCATCCAGACATCATGGAATTCGTCACAAGCAAGCAGAATTCAGACAAACTAACCGGCTTCAACATCTCTGTGGGTATTACAGATAACTTCATGAAATGCCTCATGGAGAAGACACCATTTGACCTTACCTTTGATGGGAGGGTGTATGACAGCATTGACCCTGTGAACCTGTGGGATGTTATCATGAGAAGCACCTGGGATTATGCTGAGCCTGGCGTTCTCTTCATCGACACAATCAATGATATGAATAACCTCCAGTATTGTGAGACTATTGAGGCAACTAATCCGTGTGGTGAGCAGCCCCTTCCACCTTACGGTGCATGTCTCTTGGGGAGCTTCAATCTTACTAAGTATATAAATAATAAGATGGATGACGGCTTCTTAGTTATACTTAAGAGTTTCGACTACAAGCTGTTCTCTAAGGACATACATAATGTCGTGAGGGCCATGGACAACGTGATCGACAGAACAATCTACCCGCTGCCCGAGCAAGAGAAGGAAGCCAGAGAGAAACGTAGGATGGGGCTAGGTGTCACTGGTCTAGCTAATGCAGGTGAAATGCTCGGTCTAAAGTATGGAACTATGCCTTTCCTAGTCTTCACTACACAAGTGCTCACTCAGCTCCGGGACGAGACTTACCACGCCAGTACACTCCTGGCTGAGGAGAAGGGCAGCTTCCCAGCTTTTGATAGGAACGAGTATATGAACAGTCCGTTCGTCAAGACACTCCCAGACTGGCTCCAGGAGACCATGTGGGAGAACGGCATGAGGAACAGCCACCTGACTTCTATTGCACCTACTGGGACCATAAGCATCGTTGCAGACAATGTGAGCTCTGGTATCGAACCACCGTATATGTTGTCGTATGACAGGACAATACGGACTTTTGATAGTGACAGAGTTGAGACTGTGAGAGATTATGCTCATAACTTAGGTGTCGACGGTGTCACAGCTGACGAGTGCACAGCTCAGCAGCACCTAGATGTATTGGTCACAGCCTCTCGTTTTGTCGATTCAGCTGTGTCTAAGACGTGTAACATCGGTGATGACGTTTCCTATGACGACTTCAAGACACTCTACATGGATGCCTGGAGAAAGGGATGCAAAGGTATCACTACATTCAGAAAGGCTGGTAAACGACGTGGTATTCTCAATGCCACACCAGATGCAGCTGAGGTAGCAGAGGCTTGCTTCATCGATCCAGCGACTGGTCAGAGGACCTGTGACTAGGAATTATAAGGCCTCCTTTGAGTGTGTATGCAGTAACACCGAGGACAGAGACTGAGTTATCCTTATGATGTAGAAATCAAGTCCTACTAGTAGGGTCTGCAAAGACTCCCCCCCTCGATGCTACCTAAGGAAGAACACATAGTGGCTTCCCCGAAGACAGCTTATACTGGTGAAATCCTAGGTGTCTACCCTTATAGAGATTCCAGTTACTCTTATCAGATAACTTAAGAGTACTTAAGAGTACTTAAGAGTACTTAAGAGTACTTAAGAGTACTTAAGAGTACTTAAGTGGTCTAAGTATATACTAATAAGCAGAACAATTTTAATAAATACTAAGACAACTTAAGTTATACCTAAGATACACTTAGGTTATACTTAGTATTTACTTAGGATAACTTAAGATACTTAAGATACACTCTGGATAACCTAAGATAACTTAAGATACTTAAGATACACTCTGGATAACCTAAGATAACTTAAGAGGCTGAGGTGGTTTATTGTTTGTCGATATCCTTGTCCCGATCTGCAGACAACATAAAAAGACCTTATTCCGACAATTTTCAGAGGGCAAATGTCGCTAATGTCTAGGAACCAAAGTAGCCATGACGGGCAATAGATAATATATCCGTTGCTCTTAGGTATCTAATGATATCAATGACTTAGCTAATGAAATAATGATCTGGAATTCCACTACCCATAAAAATGACCCCCAGGGCCTAATAATGACTTAATGATTCCAAAAAGCCGGTAAAGGGTCGGGCTTGTTATTATTATTATTGACCTCTTTGAGCAGAGGCCCACCCAAGAAACACACATAAAGGAAACCTAAGTATGGCTTTAGAAACTGGCACATACATCGATGATCTCGTTGCAACTAACCCAGCATCCACCGACGCCCTCTCAGCTGCCGACGACCACATCCGTCTGATCAAAAGCACCCTCAAAGCCACCTTCCCCAATATCACTGGTCCCGTCACTGGCACCCAGGCCATCTTAAACACAACTTTCCCAACTGGCGGCATCATCATTTGGTCGGGAGCTGAAGCAGCTATTCCTACTGGCTGGGTCTTATGTAACGGGAGTAACTCTACACCAGACCTTCGTGAGAAGTTTGTCATGGGGGCTGGGACAACCGCAGTTAATGCTACTGGGGGCACAAACAGCCTCACCATAGCCACTACGAACCTACCCTCGCACACCCACGGCATCTCATTGACCTCTGGTGCTGGGGGCTCCCACACGCACTCAATCTCCTCAGATGGTGCCCACACACACAATATGACCTTCTACGCCCGTGGTGATGCTTTTGGAGGTTCACCAGCAATGAGCACCGTCGCTGGAACCAGTTCACGGGCAACAGAATCTGCTGGGGCACACACGCACACTATAGGCTCTGAAAGTACTCACACCCACACGATCTCAGGTACATCCGCAGCGACTGGTGGTGCTACTGCCATAGATAACC